CGAGCCCTGGTTCATGATGCTCGCCGCGGTGTTCTGTCGCGCGTTGGTTGCGCCCGCCGCGTTGGCGGCGGCGCCCATCTCGGCGTTGTAGTCCTGGCGCGCGCTGTCGTCGCCGCGGAAGGCGATGTCGGCGCCCGTGCTGATGCGGTCGAGCGCCGTGCGGTCGGCGTTGTTCATCGCGTTGGTGCTGGCCGTGTAGCGGTTGGTCTCCGCCGTGTCGGCGCTGCTCGACAGGTTGCCGAAGGCGTTAAGACCAGAGATGTTCGCGTTCTGCGCCCCGAGCGCCTGGCTGTCGGCGTTGTTCGCCATCTGGCCGAGGATGCTCTGGCTCTCGTTCTGCAACTGGCCCATCTGGCTGTTGAGGTTGCCGAACGTCTCGACGCCCGAGAGGTTCGCGCCGAAGGCCGCGAGCGACGACAGGTCACCCATGCGCGCCTGCTCGCCGAGCAACTGTTGACGAGCGCGCTGCTCTTGCGCCCGCTGCATCTCCGCGTCGAAGCCCTTCAGGGCGCGCTGCGCCTCGATGTCGGTAATGACGTTGCCGACGCCGCTCAGCGCTTCCGAGCTGCCGTAGACGCCGCGCCCTGCCGCGCCCTGGTTGTAGCTCTGCACGCCGAGCTGGCGCGCGCGGTCGTAGAAGGGGTCGAAGTTGGCGATGGGCATATCGCCAAACGCCTGCTGCGTCTGGGCGTATTGCCCCGCGGCCAGGTTTGGGTCTGTGTACTGGCCGATGTTGCCGTACTGCCCCGCCAGCTCCTGCAGCCCTTGCTGTCCGTAGGTGCCGTTGCCGAGCTGCTGCTGCGCCTGCCCGTATTGACCCTGCGTGTTCTGGGGGCCCGAGTAGCCGGTGAAGTCGTCGTACTGCCCCATCGCTTGGTTGTAGAAAGCGGAGGCGGGGCCCTGAGCTTGGAAGTTCTGCGTTGCCTGGCGCGCGAACTGCTCACCGGCAAAGGGGTCCATGAATTGCCCCTGCACCTGCTGCCAATACTGCTGGCCCTGGCCGGGGCCCGCGAGCGAGCCCAGGTTCTGGTTGAGGTAGCTCTCGCCGGCGGAGGAGTTTCCCGCTTGCTGCGCGAGTTGCTGCGTCTGCTGCGCGTAGGGGTCGTTCAGCAGTTGGTTCTGCGTGTAGAGCAGCGCCTGCTCGTCGTAGCCGGGGTTGGTGAGGTTGTTGCCGGGGTTCTGCAGCGGCGGCGGGGCAGGCGGGTTCCAGGGATTCGGAGCGCTCGCCATGCTGGCCGCGCCGGGGAATGTGCCGGGCTTGCGCTGCTCAATCAGCCGCTGTTGCGCGGGGGTAAACGAGCTGGTGGACGACGCCGGCTGGCGCGTCGTCGACTGGGGCTGCGCCGTGCTGCCCTGCGGGTAGCCCGTAGCGCCGGGGAAGGCGGCGGCGGTGTAGATGCTCGGGGTGGCGGCGGTGCCCCGCTGGTAGGTCGTCGGCATCAGTACCTCTTCGCCGCCAGCGGCGCGCGCTGTTGGAGGGGAGCGGGGCCCTGCTGCGGCAGCGGCTGCAGGCCGCCCAGCATCATCTCGCGCCGCCGCTTCTCGTTCTTGGCGTACTCGTCTTGGTCGCGCATGAACGCAGCAATCTCGGCGGACTTCTTCGGGTCGACGCCCTGGTAGCCGTAGAGCGACGGGTCGAGGCGCGGCTTCATGGGGTCCTGCGCCATGTTGGCGAGCTGCTCCGGTTGGAACGCAGCCTCTGGTCCGAACATCTGAGCCATCGTCTGGTTCATCGGATTGAAGGCGAGCATTTGCTGGCTGAGCGCGTTCATGCGCGCCTGCTGGTTCATGCGCGCGCGCTTCGCGGCCTCTTCGGCCATCTGCCTCTGCTTGGCCTGGAGCGCCCTGTGCGAGTCCGTCTCGGCGCCGAGCAAGTTGCCCAGCACCGGAATGCGGGCGATCAGGTTCTCGCCCTTCTGCTTGATGGCCTTCCCTGCCGGGGTCTGGAACGGGTCGGTGAAAAAGCCCATGTCGCCTCAGTTGTCCAAAGTGCGAAAGCGCTCGGTGGCGCGAACGAGGTAAAGCCCGGCTCCGTCCGGGAACCGGAAGCGCCACTGTCGGCGTCGGTAGGCGCCAAGCGAGTGAAACATCACGACGGGGTTAGCGTCGCCGTCGTCCACGCCTAGCTCGATGGTGAGCGTGTGCCACTCCTCCGCGAGCGTGTCCCGGTAGTCGAGGTAACAGGTGACGCCTTCGGAAAAGGCCTGCGTGCGCTTGAAGGAGAGCAGCACCTGCAGGGTCTCTTTCTGCAGGTCCGTCTCGCGGTCGATGAAGCCCGTGCTCACGCGAGCGACGATGGGCTCGCCGAGGTCGGTGTCGTTGCCGAGCGAGAGCGTGCGGATGGTACCATCCTCCAGCCCCACCACGTTCAGGCCGCCATCGGGGCGCATCAGGTGCGAGAGCACCGGGAACATCGTGAAGCTGTCGGAGGCTTCGTCGAAGCCCGCCCAGCGGCACCAGCCGATGCCGGGTTGATACGCGAGCGTCTCCTGGTCCGCCTCGAAGCGGAAGACGACGCAGTCGGCGAAGCTCTCGCTGAAGCGGTAGCCGTAGCAGTCGCTCGGCGTCGTGAGCCCGTCGAGCGTGCCCTGGATGGGAGCACCGACGTCCTCCCACTCGCGGCCGTCGCTCAGCACGAAGCGCGTCAGGTGGTCGAGCCAGATGTACTTGTCGTCCAGCTTGGCCTGCCCATAGGGCGCCAGCGCGCCAATCTCGCGCGTGATGCTCGGCGCAAACGTCGTCTGCCCGTCGGGCGCGAAGAGCTGCAGGCTCGTGCGCCCCCAGACCCAGATGTCGTTCGTGTTCTCGGCGCAGGCGACGACGCTGTCGGCGCGCGCCTCCGCGGTGAAGAAGCCGGCAGCGCCAGGGCTCGGGTCCCAGCTCTCGTGCGGCGTGAAGTCGACGATGCCCTGGGTGATGTCGGAGTAGCGGACCTTCGTCTGGTCGAGCTGCGTGTCGTTGGCGCAGAGGCGCGAGCTGTTGGTGAAGATGTGACTCGCCAGCGGCGGGCAGCCGCCGAGGAAGCTCATCTCGTGGTAGTCGGCGTTGGTCGTGAAGTTGGGCGCGCTGAACGTCTCTGGACGGATGTCCACCTTGCCGATCTCGGCGCCGCCTGCGATGACGAGCAATGCCTCCGTCTCGGCGAACGTTGGCCTCGGAAACCGTGTGGTGGCGATTGCAGCCGGAGTCGCTAGACGATCCTCGTTCGCTGCTCCGGTCCCCACGAGCGTGGCACTACCCGAGGCGACGCGGTATACGTTCCGCCCTGCGTTGTGCCCGCCTCCGCTGGCGTTTACAGTTGCGCCGACAGCGTACAGCACTCCTGCGTGAGTCCCGCTGACGGTCGCTGTCCCGCTCGTGTGAGCCACGCGCTGCTCCGTCAGGTACAGCCCGAGCACCCCGGCTGCATCGACGGATGTAGAGGGAGCGACACCCGTGTACGCGGCGATGCCGGGGCGCTTTCGGAGCGCTCCTCGCCGGTCGAGGATGACGTTGTAGGCCTCTGGGCAAGCGCCAGCAATCTCCTCGCCGCTCGTCTCGAGGAGAGGCCCAAACGGAATGGGCTGGAGCTGGGCCTCAGAGGGCATGCGTCGAGCCCCCGTTGAGAGAGGCACGAGCCGCAGCGGTCGGTGGAAAAGCGCGCCATTCCATCACGCGCTCCACTGCGTCGGGTAGCAGACCACCGCCTGCATGCCGGTGTGCTCCATCGCGTACCGGATGCACTCGCGCTTCTTGCCCTCCGCCATCGCGCCGAGCGTCGAGAGCTTCTCCGCCGGCAGCGAGGCATCGCTCGCGAGGTAGAACGCGAGCAGCCAGCCGAGCGCGTCGTGCCAGTAGCGCTGCAGGTCCGGCGAGAGCTTGCCGTCCGCTGCGCCGCCGAGCAGGCGCGTCACCTTCAGCCGCATCGTGCCCGCCGAGCTGGGCACGGGCCAGAACCGCAAGACGGGCGTAGCCCCGTCGCGCTGCGCCACGTAGAGCGTGGGGCGCGTGGAGGTCGACCCCTTGTTCGTCAGGAGCTGCCACGTCGTGAGGTCCGCCTGCTTGCAGACCAGCTCGCCCGTCGTGTGCTTCGTGTCGCTGTTCTCGCTCGGCACGAACATCGCATCTTCGAAGACGTCGAGGATGGTGTCGGGCAGCGTGTACTGGCTCTCGCCCGCCACGAGCGGCAGGTCGTAGAAGCTCGTCGTGCGCGCGATGAAGCCTTCGGTGGCGAGGCCATCGAGAATCAGCTCCAGCTGCTGGCGCCCGTGCTCCAGCTTCGCCGTCAGGTTCGCGCCGCTGAGCCGCGTCTCGATGGAGACGAGCCCGGCACGCTTGTAGGCGAGCAGCACCAGGGTGTTGATGCTGACGGGCGTCGATGGTGTCGTCGCGATGGCCATCAGAACCCCGGCAGGTTGTTGCGCGTGCCCGGGTTGCTGTACGTGGGCACCGCGTCGTCATAGACGTCCTCGGCCGTCAGCCGCGCCGCAGAGCGCGCGTAGCTCGAGGAGCTGTTGGGGTTACCGGCGCTGTCCGTATCCGGCGCGGCGCCGTCGGCAATAGAGCGCGCCCCGAGCTGAGAGCCAGACAGGAGAGAGAGAGAAGCAGCTCGGGACGCCGTAAGTTCTGCGAGCGTCAGCTCGTCGCGACCGGGGCGGTCGTTCTCACAGCGGAGAAAACCGTCCCGACCGCGCTGGAGAGAGCTGCGCAGGTACATAACTCCGCAATCGTCGCATCGGGATAGATGCTCGCCCTTTCGGTCGATGTTGCGGGGTACGCTGCGCATGCTCTCTCCATGTCCGTCACTCGATGGTGCCGGTGCCGATGCCGCCGACGAGGGCCGTGCCGACGTTCTCGTCGTGGCCGAAGTTCTGCAGCGCGCGCCACTTGTGATTCGTCGTCGCCGAGGCGCTGATGGTGCCGCCGACGACCGTGATGTCGGCGTCTGTGCAGAGCATGTTCTCGCTGATGATACCGTCGCTCGCGGCGTCCACGATTCGGATGCACACCGCAGCCGAGGCGCGCCGGTTGCGGATGACGTTGCGGCTGATGCGCCCCTGGGTGCTCGCCACCGCAGAGATGAGGATGGCCCCGTCCGTCGCGGCCGACCCCTCGATGTCGAAGTCGTTCGCCGCGATGGTCGTCCTCGCCACCGCCGCCGCGATGTCGATGACTGCCGTGCAGACGGCGCCGCCCGAGTTGTAGAACTTGTTGCCCGCGATGAGCGTGTTGTTTGCGCCCGTGCTGACGAGCACAGCCTTGGCGCATTCGAGCGCGGAGCTGGTGCCCATGCTCACGTCGCAGCCGACGATGGAGCACCCGGCGCCAGTGATGGTGATGGGGGCCGTCACGTTGTCGGCGCCCGCCATGTTCATATTCAGACCCACCAGCGAGACGTCGGCGACGTCCAGCAGGAAGGTCGACGCTACCGCCGTCCAGGTCAGGGTCGGGTTGTTGCTCGCGCCGGGGCGCCCGACGCCGATGATCTGCGTGCCCGCAACGAGGTTCGTGAAGAAGTCCGCCGTCGAGATGCTCTCGGTGTGACCCGGCAGCACATAGACGATGTCTCCCTGGCCCGAGCGGCAGCGAGCGAGGCCCGCCTGCAGCGTGGACACGAGGTTACCGGAGGCCGCGAAGTGGTCCTCGCCGTCCTGAGCCCCGGTGCTACGCACGTAGGCCGCCACGCGCCCGCCGGGCTTTAGCAGCGTGCCGTAGGGTGTGATGATGCCCGGCAGCGATTGCCAGTACGGCAGCGAGCTACTGAGGAAGTTGCCGTACGAATTTTGGAAGAGCGACATCAGCAGCCCTTGCCCTTCTTGGAGCCCTTCGTCGCCTTCGGCGGCGGGGCCATCGGTTTCGTCTTCTTGGCCATGGTTCTCCTCAGGCGTCGCTGAACAGAATCGCGCGGGGGTTCACCCAACCGCGGCTCCAGCGAGCAGTGATGGCGTAGTTCATCATCGTCTTGTCCTCGGTGACCCACGTGTTGCTCTTGGGCTTGCGCCGCCAGAACCACATGAGACCCAGGTCTGCATTCGTGATGAGCGCCCAGTTGGTCGTGGTGTTGTTCCAGTATTTCACCGGAACCGGGGTGATGCTCATGTCGCGGTTGACGACGTTGATGGCGTTGAAGGCGCCCGGCGTCGGGTCGTTCGTGCTGCCGAGAATCTCTCGCCAGACGCCCCACTGCTGCACGGGGTAGACCGCCTTCTTTGCCTCGAGCCCGTCGGGCAGACCGTCGTGGCCTACCTGCTGCATGAGCTGCGCGTTGGCGATGACGAGCGACGCCTTGGAAGGCGAGAACGCCGTCGCCAGCATGTTGCTGTAGGTGCCGCCGCCGGGCAGCACGTGCGTCGTGCTCGCCAGCGGCTTGCCGTCGCCGCCCACGAACGAAGTATTCGTGGCGCGCGCCAGCACCAGCGTCGCGTCGAAGTCTGCCAGCTTCCAGAGCGAGCGGTTGTTGCGCTTCGCGGCCTGGATGACCTTGTCGTACTTCAGGTCTTCCAGCGCCTCGTCCGAGACGATCATGCGCTGGCCGTACGTGCGCGCGTTGAATCGAGTGAGCGGCCCCTCGTAGATGGTGCCCACCGGAATCGTCTCGCCTTCCGGTTTCTCCCCGGCGAGCCCCGAGCCTGCAATCTCGTAGAACTCGACGTAGTTGTCCGCCATCGACTTGACGTTCATCCACTTGGGGAAGACCGCCTGGGAGCCCTCGCTCCCGTGCTCGTCGGTGTCGATGTCCTCGAGAGTGTCTTTGAGCGCGAGAGCCGCGGTCGAAGTAAAGATTTCGCTCATGGGTTCCTACCTCACGACCCGTCGAAGCCAGCCGTCGTGCGCCACGGCGACTGCTGGACGAAGTTGAAGACCACCTGGACGGGCATGCTGGCCGCGGTGAAGTCGATGGCCTCGCTCAGGTTGCCGACGCCCACGATGCGGAGCTGGCGGAAGTTCGCGACGGCCTGAGTGATGCCGCTCGCGTTCAGCAGCGGGTTCGCCTTCGGGTTCGTGCCCGTGGTGTTGATTTGCGAGTAGACGACGTGGGTGCCGCCGCCGACGGCGCTCTCCCACTCGCTGCGCGTATCGAAAGACGAGCTGCCCGCCGCGTCCGTGTCGACCTCGAATACGCAGCCATCCGCCGGGATAATCTGCACCACCGTGCGGTTGTTGTAGTTCGTGCCGTACACGGTTCCGGCGGGGTAGAACCCGTTCGGGCGTAGCCCGCCCTGGATGAGCACCTGCGGAAACCCGGCGACGACGCCGAAGCAGCGCTGCGTCACCTGGTCGTCCGCTGTCGTCGTCGTACCCGGAACCAGCAGGTTCGCGTTGCCGGAGTCGTCGAGGTAGACGGGGTCGCCGATGTTCAGATTCGCAGTCGTTGCGCCCGTGACGTTCGGCGTGTAGCCGCTCGCAATCTTGCGGGTGACGATCTCGGGAGTGTCGCCGCCCCAGCGGTTCTTGACGAACCGGAAGCCGTATCGATGAGTGTTTGCCATCTCAGAAGCTCCAGCGTTTCCTGTCGTCCGTCTCGGTGCGGACGCTCGTAATGCCGGCGAAGTCGCGCTTCTCCTGAGGAGACAGCTCGTCGAACTCGCGGTGTTTCACCTTGTCTTGGAGGCGGTCGTGGAATCGCCATCCGGTGTTGCCGTTGGGGCCCACTTCATCGAGCTGACGCTTGCGCTCGAGAGGGCACTCCATGAGCACCATTCCCATCGTCTTGATGGGGTCGCCCTGCTTGATGCCGTCCATGTTCCCGAGCGTCGGGTGGACTTCGCTCGGGTCGTACTGGCTCTGCGTGTAGCCGAGATGCTTGTAGTAGTGGACGTTGATGGTGGGGTCGTTGACCTCACTCACCCAGACGTAGTGCTTGTTCGGGTCCGCGCCTTCGAGGAAGCCTCGATTCGCCGTCTGCTCCACCGGGCGCGGTGGAGGGTCTTCACGCCTGATTCCACGTCGCGGTGCCGACGTGACCGTCTCTTCTGCCAAAGAGCGCTCCGCTGAAACCCACCGGGTCGCAGGCGAGCGCGTCGTGGGAAGACGGCCACCGTCGGTTGTGCGGCTCAGTTAGACAGAGGCTATCGATTCTGTCAAGTCTGAGAGCGAAAAACTATCATATGACTTTTCGCTCGCGGAGCTTCTTGCCCGTCTTCGCCTTCCATCGCTTCTCCGCCTCGTCGTCGGACAGGTCGGGGTAGGCGGCGCGTGCCATGCGCCTCAGCTCGGGCGTCATCGTGATGTCCGTGCCGCTCTTGCCGCCGCCGCCGTTGCCGGAGCTGGGCACGCCGCTGAAGCGCGACTTCTCGCTCGCCGTGGGGGGCGGCTTGGCGCCGAGCTTGAAAGTGGCGATGGCTTCCGACATGACCTCGTCCACCAGCGCGTTGGTTTGCTGCTCACCGAGCGCGAGTCGCCGCTGGAAGCTCGCCTGAGCGAATTGGTAGGCGCGGGGGTTCTGGTAGACCTCGGGATACTTCTGCACCCACACCGCTTGCGCCTGCTCGGCGCGGCGCTCATTCGAGCTGGATGCGACCGCGCGCTCGGTGTGAATCCGCATCTTCTCCTGCTCGACGGCGCGAGCCTCGCGGTCGTAGTAGGCCTGGCGCTCCGCGCTGAACGTGCCCGCCTTCACTTCGGCTTGCGCGTTGTTGAATAGCTCGCTCTGGCGCGCGTATGCGGCGTCGAGGCGCTGCTCGTATGGGTCCTTGCCGTTGTCGTTCGCCTGGCGCGCGTAGAGCGCGTTGTTGTTGGCGGCGACTTGCCCGCGCAGCTCCGCCAGCTCGCGCTCGCGCTTCTGGTCGCGTTCCTCCAGCTCGGCGAGCCGCTCGAGCTTCTTGCCGCTCTCCTGGAACTTCCGCGTGAGCCGCTCGGTCTTCTTCTGCAGCCGCGTGAGCTGCAGCTCCGGCGGCGCGTTGGGGGCAAGCTCGGGCTCGTCCGCCTCGTCGTCGGTGAACGGAACCGCCTTGCTGTCGTCGTGGTCGCCTTGCATGAATGAGCTGTCAGCCATCTCTTCTCCTCACCAATTGTCCTGTACGTAGACCGACTTCTTCTTCGCTACGTTCCACGTGCCGTTGTCGTTCGAGGCGACTTGATGCTCGAATTGCCCGTCGCCGCCGATGTCGACGACCTTCTTCTTGCCGGCGCGAATCTCCGCCGCCAGCGTCTCGCTCCCCGCGAGGTCGCCGTCGCGCATCACGAGATAGAACATGTCGGTGCCGTCGGAGAGACGGTCGCAGCGCCGCGCGAAGGGCACGTTCTTGTTCGTGGTCACGACGTGACCAATCTCGATTCCGTGGCTCGATAGGCGGTCGGCTGCCGTGAGCCCCGCGCTGATGAGCACGCCGCGGTTGCCCTCGTGCAGGTCTTTCAGCTTCTTGAGCTGCGGGCGATAGATGGGGCTGCCCTCCGCCACCTGCTCCGTTTCGACGAGGTCGACGGGATAGACGTAGATGCGGTCGAAGGCAGCCTGGCTCTCGAAGAAGCCATCGGTGATGCCGTACTTCCAGCGCATCTCTTCGAGCAGCGGCGGCAGGTTCAGCGCGCCGGGCGGGCTCATCCGAGCCTTGATCATCGCCGTGCGCCTCTCGGCGGCGTCCTTCTCGAAGTCGCGCAGCTCGATGGGCACGTCGCGCGGAGGCTCGTCCTTCCACGCGGTCTTCTTCTCTGGCTCCTTGAAGGGCCAGCTCGTCACCTTGTCAGGCTCCCCGATGCTGACGGGGTTCTTGTAGCGGTAGTCGCCGCCTCGGCTGATGGCGCCGTCACTCATCTCTCTCTCCTCCTTCGCCCCCCAGGTACTCCTTGATGAATTGCCCCGTGTCCTTCGCCAGCAGCTTCGCCGCCGCGAGAACCCGGTTGCACAGCTCGGCCTCGTGCGCGCAGATGCGGATGTCGCCCAGGCTCGCTTCCGGCGCGAGTGCATGAGCGTGCGCCTGCTGAAGCCGCTCTTGGCGGAGCTTCAGCAGGTACTGCGCCATCAGGTCGAGGTCACGCATCCTTCTTCGGCTTGTATTGCTCCGTCCAGGTGCGCAGCAGCTTCACGAGCGCGGGCACGGTGGCTGCCACGCAGCGCCGGTGGCTTCCGCCAAAGTAGCCGGCGACGATGAAGCCGCCCTCGGCGGGCTCCACGGTGAGGTTGGAGGCGTACGCCTTCTGCGTGAAGCCGGCGAGTTGCCCGTAATCGAGCGCCGTGCCGATGCCGTTCGTCGCGATGAGCTGGGTTTGGATTTGGTCGTTGGTCATGCTGCCTTGGGGGGTTGGGGTTGCGGTTGGCCCTGAGGGGGCGCACCATTGTCGTTGCCAGGGGGCGGAGCGCCGGGCGGCGCGGGCATTCCCGGAGGCGGCGCGGGCGGCGACGTCGGGGCGCCGAACACCGGAGGCGGCGCGGGCGGGGCGCCCATCAGCCCGATCATGTCGTAGCGGTTGCGCGCCTCGAGGCTCTTCTTGATGGCCTCGTAGAGGAAGGCGAGATTGGTCTGCATCGCAGGCACCGCGTTCGGCAGCTGCACGAGCGCGTCTGCCTCGCTGATGCGCTGGCTCGTCGAGGTGAACTTCAGGTCGGCGCTGATTTCGACCACGTAGGGGCGGTCGTACATCTCGCGCCCCACGTGAATCATCTGCTGCCCCATCGGGCCCAGTGACGGGTCGTGGTTGTTCACGCTGAAGAACTCGGCGTCGTCAAGGTGCACGGCGTTGAGCGCGGCGTTGTTCTCCAGCACCTGGGTGAGGAAGTCGGCGTACTTGCCCGTGGGCACGCTCAGCATCTTCGTCGCCTGCTCGATGCGCGCGCTCAGGCCCTGCGCCGTCTCGCCGCTCTTGCCGCTCTCGCCGCTCAGCACCTCGGGGGTGTTCGTCACCGTGTTGCCGAAGCGGACGAGCATCTCGATGAGCTGGATGAGCTGCTGGTTCGCTTCCCCCGCATCGAGCGGGATGATGTCCTTGCCGAGGTCGGTAGCGCCTTCGACCCTGTGCATCTTGCCGGGCTCCAGCACGAGCTGGTTGCCGCCCGGCATGCGCACCTCACCCTTGACGAGCCAGTTGCGGAAGTTGGCGAGCGTGCCCTGGTCGATGAACATGCTCATTGCGATGTTGGCCGCCTTGTTCTGCGCGGCGTGAATGGCGCCGGTGCCGAGCCCCAGGATGCCTTGGATGGGCTCGATGTTGACGCCGTGAGCGAACATGCGGATGGGCACGCTCTCCGGCGGGCGCGGCTGCGCGGCTGGGTCTCCCCCCATCCAGTCGGGCATGGGCGGCTCGGGCGGCGCCTGCATCTCCTCGACGGCGCGAGCCATGATGATGCCCTGAGCGGGCCCGCCGCTGGCGGGGTCGAGGCTGTGCGCCAGGCCGAGCGCGCTCTGGCGCGTCTGCTCCTGCTCCTGGAGGAACATCTGCCGCTCTTGCAGGGCCTGCTGGTAGCGCTGCAGCTGCTGCATCTCGAACTCGTAGCGACGCTTGTCGTAGGGGTCCGTGCGCTCGTGGATGTTCATCGCGAGGATGGTCTTCGTCTGGTAGTCGATGAAGACGCGGCAGAAGCGGTCCTCGGGCTCCTCTGCTTCCTCGCCCGGCTCTCGAGCGGTGCTCGGCGGCAGGTTCAGCCAGCCCTCGTATTGCACGATGCGATACTGGCCCTGCTGGTAGGCGGTGGAGTCGACGCCGAGGCTCTTGTCGACCGCGGCGCGCATCTCGCTCGTGATGTTGCTCTCGTCCCAGTCGGGCGGCATGTGCTTGAGCGTGGTCGCGATGTCTTCCCAGCCTGGCGACATCTTGCGCAGCTCGTGAGCGTCGAGGTGATGGACGCGCGCCTGCCAGGAGGTGTCAGAGAAGTCCGGCATCGTCGAGACGTGCGCGTTGGCGCACACGAACTCATTCGCCGTGAGCACGTCGTGCCGGTTGTAGCGACGGTGCGGGTCCCAGTAGCTGTGGCAGACGACGTCTCCGAACAGGTCGAAGATGAGCAGGCCTCGATAGCCGAGCTGGCGCTTGAAGTCCTTGATGCGCTTTCGAATCTGCCAGTTGCCGTGCAGCGTGAGGAGCTTGGCGGTCTTCTCGTCGTCGGGCCCGATGGGGGAGACGCCGAAGACCTGCGTCCAGTTGCCGAACAGCTCGTACGCCTGGCGGTAGGCCATGCGAATCGTGTTCTCCATCAGAATCGGCACGTGGGCGTTGGCCATGTGCTGAAACGGCGGGCGCTTGTCTTCGAGCACGCCGCTGAACAGCTTCCAGATCTCCGCCATGTTCTTGCGGGTCTTCTCGGTCGCTTCCCAGGCGCGGTCGAAGTCGGTGAGCGCCTTGTCGGCGATGCGCTTCAGCGCAGCTCGCCCCTCGGGGTGCTCCTTGAACGACGCGACGAGATTGATTTCGTTCTCGTCGTAGGAGAAAGCGGGCTCCGCTTTTTCTTCTTGCCCGGCGTCGAAGACGCTCGTGTCTTCGGGCTCGCCTTCGCGAATCTCTTCAGCCATGTGGCTCCTCGATGTCTTTGCGGCACGCCGCTACGCAGCGCTCGCAGCAGCGGCACGGGTCGAAGGCGCCGTAGCGCGCCTGGATGTACGGGCAGCCTTGCGGGCCCGCGTTGTCGTTGCGCTCCGCGGCGACCTTGCCAAAGCAAGTCTTCCCCGTGCAGCAGGCGACGGCTCTCTCTTCCATGGCTCCCCTCAGCTCCCGTATCCGAAGCCGCTCGCGCGAGTCGCCTCTGCGTCTTCGTCGTTGTCGTTCGCCGCGTTGCGGTCGAAGTCGTGCAGGTCCATCACGATGCTGTTCCGACCGCGCGAGGCGCGCGCTGCTGCATAGCCCGTCTCGTCGAGCCAGTGCTTGAGCGGGCTCTTCTTGCTCGGAATCGTCGAGTCCTTGTCGTCGATGGCGATGCCGGCGAGCATCTCCGCCGTCTTGCGGCAGTTTTTGAAGAGCACGAGCCCCGGCGCCCGCTTCTCGTCGTGGTCGCGCAAGCGCGCGCTGATGCGCTCGGCGTTGCGCTGGATGCTCGCCTTGTCCGCCTGCTGCCAGAAGACGCCCCGCGCCGCGAACACCTGGGCTTTGCTCTTGCCGCTGTCGCCGCGCTCCTCCCAGAGCTGCGTGTCGGCGACGCCGGTGAGCCTGCTCTTATTCTCGCGCTTGTTCCAGAAGCCGAAGCGCAGCTCAATCTCCATCACGCGCTGGGCGACCTCGTGGTCGCGCATCAGCTGGAAGTTGAACTCGAAGAACTTGTAGAGGCGCTCTTCGGGGTCGAGCGCGTACCAGCCGACGGTGCCAGGCGCCTTGTAGCCCCAGTCCATCGCGCGGAACTTGGGCCAGTCGCGGGGAATCTTGAAGGGCTCGACGAGGTGGACGCTCGGGTTGTAGTCGTCCTCGAAGTAGCCGCCCTCGAGCGAGTCCCAGTCGCCGTAGAGGTAGCGCGCGCGCATGTGCGCGGGCTTGCTGAGCAGGCGAATCTTGTACTGCTTGACGAACTCCTTGTCGGGGTTGTCGTCGAGCGTGGCCGGCAGGAAGAGGCGGGTGCGGTAGTTCACGTCGCCCGTCTGCGGGTCATGCACGCGCACCCGGTGCACCACGCGCCCCTTCGGCTCGGGGGTGACGAAGCGCTCCTTGAGCCAGCCCGGCGTGGGGTTGCTCATCAGCCTCGTCGCGAGCAGGTGCTTGAGCACGGGGTCAGCGCTGCGCACGCGCCCATCCAGCTCTTCGTATTGCTCTTCGAGAAACTGCCCCGCCTCGTCGAGTGCCAGGTGCGTGTACTGCTTGCTCAGGTAGTTGACGTGGTCTTTGGGCTCTCGGCAGTGGCCGAAGGTGTACTTGAAGCCGCTCGTGAACTCCCAGCGGTGCAGCTCCTTGTTCGGCACCGCGCCGGGGTCGAATTGGCGGAACATGCGCTCCGAGCGGTCGATGGTCTCCTGCAGCATCGGCATCGTGCGGCGCATGTGCAGCGCGTGCCCCTCGCTCTCCCCCGGGCGGATGGGGTGAGCGCGGCATAGCTCCGCGAGCCACCCGGGAAGCTGGTCTAAGAGCTGCCCGGTCGCGCGCGCATGCTCGACCACTGCCTGCTTCACGATGGCGTCCCAGAGCAGGGTCAGGCTCTTGCCGGGGCCCGCCGAGCCGCCGCCGAGCACCTCATCGCACGTGGTGTCGTGGAACTCACGCGACCACGGGCTCGGCGTGTACAGACTCCTGTCGAGCATCTATGGGCTCTCTCCTCCCATAGGCTATCCCTATTGAACCAACGCGATGTGATAGTCCAGAACTTTCTGCTCGCGCGTTCAGTAGACCGCCGCGCTCGGGCGTGGTTCCATGCCGCGCATGAGAAAAGAGAGAGTGGTGGGGCACGCGGGGCGCTACGACGACATCGCGATACGGGCGCTGGAAGAGGCTGGCGCCAAGGGCGTCGTGCTCATCGTGGTGGAGGGCAAGCATGGCTTCGGCATGTCGGTGCCGACGAGGCCGGAGGCCTCGATCGTTGTGAACATGCAGCTGCCGGCGCTGCTGCGCTCGGTTGCGGACCTCATCGAGCAAGGGCATGGCCCCGACGGGGTCCGCGTGACGATGGAGGAGTGAGCGGTGGGCTCCTTCAGCCGCTACCTGCCGGTCATCACGGCTTTCGCCCAATCGGTGCGCGCGAAGGCTGCTTACTGCTTCGTGGTCGACGGGGAGCTGGGCACCGGCGGGTGCCCCGTTGTCACCGATGCGCCCACGCGGGAAGCGTACGAGCAGCGCTGCCGCGAGCTGGTCGGGTT